TCACCAATAATCCCTCCAATGAATTGGAACAAGTGACCTATAATATCTTTCAATTTTACAAAGCTTTCATCTAATAGTAACAATGCTTGCAAAAATAACATGAATGCTGCAGCTACTGCTAATACACCAATGCCAAATTTCTGCACACCAATACCAGCTAACAATGCACCTTTACCTATTAGATTTAATGCTATACCTATTGCAATTAATCCAACAATAACTTTAATCAAAGCACTAACTTTAAGACTAGCTATCATCATTATAAATGCTGCAAATGATGCTATTATTGAGATAACTTTTACTGCTTGTTTTGCAATTAATGCCATTCCAATACCAAATAAAAGCATGCCAACACTAACTACTAGGAATTCAACTGCTAGTAATGCTAATATTACTGTAAATAATAACATAGGCACAAATAATTTTTTAAAAACATTAACTAACCTTGCTACACCTTTATCAATATCTTTAAAATAATCTGTACCTAATAATTCTAATATTCCTATAAAACCTAGTATTGCTAAATTTATTAAATTGGCTGCTATTGCTCCTATAACCATAGCTGCTGCTAAAGCTAGAATACATAAAACAACTTTACTTAAACCAGCTGTAAATGGCATAAGTTTAGCTAATGCTATAGTAAATCCTAATAATATAATTGCCAAAGCTGCTAATGCACCTAATGCTGGCCATACAGATTTGCCTAATGAAGCTAAAACTTTTAGTGCTACTGCCATAACTAACAATCCTAAGCTTATCTTTAAAATATCACTAGTTATTGATGAAATACCACTAAAGTCAAAATTGCTTAGTGTATTTAGATACGATAATAATGTTACAAATCCACCTATTAAAACCATAAGTGCTGCTATAGCACCTATTGTTATAAATATCTTTGCTGTGTCTATCTGTGAAATAAGATATAATGAAACAGCAAGCATACCTATAGCAACTGCTATTTGCATAATCTTTCCTGGGCTTAATGCTTCTTGTAAACCAACTAATGGTTCTTCAGCACCCTTTATTGCTTCAATTATTGATTTAATAGAGTTTGATAACTTAACAAGTAAATTCATATCAATAAACGCCCAAATATCATCAGGATTTGTTTTCTTGATGAATTTATTAATAAGTTTTAAAGCGTTTGAAACTATACCAATAATACCTTGAGAACCGAAAATATCCATTATGGCTTTTCCTGTTGGTCCTAATGATTTGTATAGCTTTTTAACATCTTTCTCAAAATTTACTAAACCCTGAGAAATATAACCTAGTCCTTCTGTTTTTTCATGATTGTTTTGTGAAAAAATATCATTAACATGTTTGGAAAATGATTTTAATCCACTTATTGCTGTCTTGGCAGCTTTCTTAACTGAACCGAATCCAGCAACTATTGTATCAATTGCTTTTGAAAATCCTGTTGTAACAGGTTTCTCTATCAAATCAAAGAAATTAGATACAGCATTAATAATTTTACTAAAACCATTACTTATTGCATTTGCAGCTTTTGAAATATCAATTTCACCAATCCACTTTGCAAATCTTTTTAATAGTTTTGTTATGTCATCTGCACCGTTACTAAATGTATCTTTTAACTTACCAAATGATTTGTCTAAACTCTTAAAGAAAGTTGTCTTCTCTATACTTGTTTTTAAATTAGAGAAAACAGACTTAAATAGCTTCCTTACCTTATCTGCTATATTGTATAATACTTCAAAACCAGCAGACATAATATCTAAAGATTTTGATATGACTGTAAATCCTATAGAAGCTGCTTTTGATTTAGATAATGATTTAATAAACTTAACTATACGTGGTGTTACAATTTCCAAACTATTGCTTATAAATTTCAAACCGTTTTTTATCATATTAATCATAGGTTCTATGTTATTTCTACGATTTGTAATATTTAATAATTTAATTATTGCATCACCGACTGCATTAGCTAATGCTATAGCTATTTTACCTATTGATTTTAGAATTGAATTTATAGGCTTTATACTTTTTGTTAATGCATAAATGTAATGAATAATATTTCTTACAGTTTTAAATATAATTTGTAAAACTTTAACAAGTACTTTTGTAAGTACTTTAACCAATGGTGATAATGCCACCATAATTCTTCTAATAGCTGCAAAAATTTTAAAAGCAATTGCATAAACTGGGTACATTGCTTTTTCACTAATTGTGAATGCTTTCTTTAATCTGTACAAAGCCATGTTTAAAAATTCAAGAGCTGATTTAACTCTCTTGAAATCAAATGCTTTTAAAAATCCATTCATTATACCATTCAAAGCTCTTGCAATTAGTTTTATAGCAATTCCTATTTTATTTAATACTTTGTCAAAACTTATGTTAAATATCAATGAAAGATACTTTCCAACATTTTTAAGTAATGTAAAAAATTCGAAAAATATCTCATAAATATGGTATAAAGCTGGACCATTAAGTTTAAATGATTTGAAAAATTTCTCAAATGATTTAGTAATTCCTAATATCATTTTAGAATTAAATTTTCCAAATACATTACTGAATGCCATAGAAAACTGTTTACCAATTTTCACAAGCTGTTTGATTACACTATACAAGCCTTTCCAAATATCAATAAGGTTTCTAGCACTAATTGCCTTAACAACAACTTTTGTAAGATGATTTTGTAAATCGTTTATGTCATTTATGAAAGGCATCATAGCTTCATGGATAGCGTTAATAGCTTCTCTTAAAGCATTGAAAATATCGCGTGCATTCTCTAATCCAGGTGTTTCTACATCTGCACCAATTCTAGATAAAGCTGCCTTCATATTCGAAAGAGCACCAGTAAATGTTTTATTAGCATCTTTTGCATGCTCTCCATATGCATCATCCATGGCTTTTGCAAATGTGTTAAAATCTATTTCTCCTGCCCTAACCATATCTCTTACTTCGGTTTCTGTTACACCCAAAGCATCGGCTAATGTTGCAGCTGCGTTAATACCTCTTGCAGAAAGCGAATTAAGATTTATACCCATTACTTTGCCTTGACCTGCAACAGCTGTGAAAACATTAGCTATTTCCTCATATGAAGAACTGGTCATTGCTGCAACACCAGATATACCTCTTAATGCAGCCTTCATATCGTCACCAACTTGGACATTCGATGCAAGTAACTGTGATGCTGCTACTGCCGCTGCATCCAATCCATATGCTGTTCCATCAACTGCATAATCAATATCTTCACCTACATCCTCCCAAGCTTTACCTAATCCTTCAATCTGGAATTTAGCCTGCTCGAGATTCATAGCTCTATTTAGACCACCTGATTTAATTTGGCTAAATGCAGCATTCATAGTACCCATTACAGTTCTAGTTGCTGTCGTTGCTAAGTCACTTAGGACATTTATTGCAACTATTCTTAACATAGAAAACTTATCGTTAAGACTTTCAATGCCATCTTCAATTTTCTTGAAGCTAACTTGGTCCATAGCATTGTCAATTGTTCTAGCACCTTTTTCAGCATTCTTAAACTGCATAGCTTCATCAAGTTTATATAGACTCTTTAAACTCTCAGCTACACCTTTTTCAAATGCTCTATTACTGAATTTCATCTGGACTATTCGATTTTCAATAGCTTCACTCAATTGCTTCCACCTCCCTCCAAATTCTTCTTGAAATATCATTAAAGAAATTCTTCATAGTAGGATTTATGAAATCTATACCAGATACATATGTTCCACTATTAGTTCCATGACCATATTGTAGTAATATAACAATTGGTGTTTGTCTACTATCATCTAATGAACTATTAGTCCATGTTAATGTATAACCATTTTGATTTTTTTCGATTACATAATCCCAACTATCGGCCGTTACGCCTGAATCTTTAGGAGTTGCTTCAGCAAGTTCTATACAACCTAATCTTCCATAGTAATCCAATATATCTCTATAATTAATTTTTAATACATTCTCTAAAAATTGTTCGGTATTTCTACCATATCTTCTAGTTTTAATACTAAATCCCATAATCAATCATCCCTTACTATGTAATTTAGCTCGTCTAGCTTTATTTAAAGCTTTATTCTGAGCTAATATTTGATTATGGCTCATCTTTTCTGGCTCTTTATTCCTCTCAGCACAAACTGTTATTAAAGTTAATAAACGATTTATATGCCAAGTCTCACAAGTAAACGGTATCATTAATTGAGCCATATCTGCGTATATTGTTTCACTAGTTATAAAAGAACCCGATGAATGATTGTTTTTATTGCTCTTAATTGTAGTTCCTGACATCGGGTCATCTAAGTATTCTTTTATTTTGTTTATGTTTTCATAACCAATGCACTTGAAAACATTTTGGTCAATTTCATCAATATTTATAGTCATACAACGAATGTAATCAATAAACTCGTCAGATGTTAGTTGATTCTTAAACCAACTTTTATGGTGCTTTGCTTCCCATTTCGAAATAGCAATTAAGTTATGCTCTAATAGTAATACAGCACCTTTAACTGTGAAGAAATGATTAGTGTCTTCGTTATAAAACTCCATATCGTCTGTTACTATTTTTAGCATAACTTAATCACCTCCGTTAAATTATTTAACAACAGAAAGATTCTGCTTGTTTACTTCTTCAACTATATCCTTTGGAAGAATGTTGTTAATAAATTCCTTAGCAGCGTCTTCATTCTGTGTAATCTCATCAAGAAGTGCTTCAAATGCAGCTGACTGTTCGAACTTTGTTCTAATTTCGTCATTCTTAACAAATGTTGAGCCATCTTCTGATTTCTTACCGTATGCACTTAAAATAAGGTCTGCATACATTACGAGGATTCTGAACATATCTTTTTCCTTAATGACCTTCTGTAAAGCATCTTTATAAGGCATATTCTCAAAACCTTTAATCTGAAGTTTTGACAAATCTGTTTTATTCATGTGAAAATATTCTTCATCCTCGACAGTTTCACCATTAAAATTTGTGTATTTAATTTTCTTGCAATACATAAGTTATCTCCTTTCAATTTCCATTTTGAATTTTATCAGCCTGTAGCACCAATGATAACTGTTACTTCACCTGGTGAAGGCATTGTTGGGTTTGAATTTGTTCCACCATAGATGATACCCTCAAGGGTTGCAAGATTCGTGAGCTGCTGTGTTGAAAGTGTTGTTGTATCAAGTGTCATAGTACATGTTGGTTTTAACTTAACTCCACCAACTTCAATAACATTACCAGTACTATCAACAACAGGTACTGGTGTACCATTTGTTTCCCATGAAAACTCAATAAGTTCTGGACTATCGTTAATTGTCTTATAACTTCTCTGCGATGGTGAAGCCTTTAAACCATAAACAAGATGAAGCTTATAACCAGCATCTTCATCCTGGTCATTACCAACTTTTGTCTTGTATGCCAAAGCAAAAGGTAAACGCCTCTGCATACCAATTGAAATTCCGTTAACTTTCTTTGAACCATCGCAAGCCTCGAATTCATCAGGATAAGTATAAGCTGTAATTGTATTACCATACTCTTCTGCTGATGTAAGGTTTGCATACTCAATATTGTCGGCATAAAACTTATTAGCCTCTGCACCAGAAGGGCTTTCATCAATTCCTGTAATACCGTTCCAAGCTACACCTGTACCATATGTTGTGTAATGATTTTCAGCACTTGGTGTTACAGATGTGTCTGATACGAATAACGCACATTCACTGACACCAGTCTCATATTTTTTTTCACCGACATTGTCCCATGTTAATGCTGCCATTTTGATTTTCTCCTTTCGGCTTAATAATAAACAGTTAAAGCATCATGATATAAATTATCTGAAACATACCTAGGTCTATCGAAACTAGCGTATTCTAATGTGTTATAAAGTGTTTCAGCTATTGTATTATCAGGGTCTTTGCTTATAACTGTAACTGTGTACTTGTTTCTATAAAAATAACCCTTATTATCCGCTCTTCTAGTTGTTGGTGTCTCTTTAGAGTAAATTATACAAGGGTATTTAATCATAATTGATGCTGGAGGTTGATAGTATACATTTTTACTGCCTAGTACTTCCTGTAGTATTGCATTTAGTTCAAATCTTTTACTCTTCGTGCTCATTGTACAAACCCCCTATCTGTAAGTGTAATCGAGGGTAATCAACAATACCAACATCGTTAACTTTCCATTTGTTTCCGAGATAAGTTATGTATCTCATTTGTTGGAAATTTTGTAATGCATATGGGTCTGAAAGAATATTAAACTCTATACTAGCTGTTACATCATCGTTAATACCGTCTTGTGATTCTCTCAAACCTCTTCTGTTTATGTCCACATTACCGAAATATGGTTTTTCAACTATTTCTTCTTTGTAGACACCGGGAGAGACTTCTCTTGTTTCAGCATAACCAATATTGCCATAATATTTATTCATTGCTCTCCTCCTTTAAATTTTAAACTTCTTCACCATTAATTTCATCAAGGACCGATGAAATGTCACCAACCTTTTCATCAATCTCTTTAATCTTACCAGGATACTTAAAATGATTACATACCATAAGTCCAGTCTTATACATGTCAAAATATCCATCAAAATAACGAATATTCTCTGGAACTATTACTAATTCACCATTTTCTTCTGGATTACTTATAGAACCTCTATGATAAAAATAAATAGGTGTAAAATATACACTTCCACTAGCGCTTCCTGGTCCATATTCGTCTATACCAATTTGTGCTATATTATTCTTATTAGTTGAAACAATATTCCTTAACAAATATAAATAAATTTCTCTATTATTCTCGGATTCTTCAAAACTTGTCATAGAATATAGTTGTGTATCAACGAAATATCTAAGTGTTTTATCATATACTCTTTCATAAACTTTAAACAAGGTTAATTCTTTTGTATTAGTATTAGTAGAAATACTATATCCTATTTTAAAGAAATATGAGGTTCCGAGTAGAGCATCTGTATTAATCTTTGTTGAACCAATTAACTCAAATCTTTCATCATCGACAGACCAAACATACTCATCGCAAATATCATCTTCCTGATGCAATTCAGATGGTACTAAATAGATTACTCCCTTTTCACCAGTTTCTGGAAGTTCATCAACTTTCTGAAATCGTGAATCTATACCCTCTTGAAGTTTTTCATCAATGAGCCATAAATTGTGATTATACAATCTAGCCTGTGGGCCATTGATGTATGATTCAACCAATTGTAAGCCCATATTAGTTGTTTTGCTCATAAAAAAAACTCCTTTCAAATAAGAAGCGAGCCTAGATAACTACACCTAAGCCCGCCGTATGTTAATAAATATAAATTATTATCCAAGAGATGCTACTGCACCTGTTTCTGGGTTATAACTAAGTGATGCTTCTGCATCGCTACCAAGTGTAAGTTTGTAAACTTCATTTGTAGAATCATAAGCTACAGAAGTAATAACCTGGCTTGTCTTGTTTGTTGAATCTACTACAACTTCGCCAATAAGGTCTGTTTCATTAAGTCCTTTATTTACTGTTGCTCCCGCCTTAACCTTAAAATCTCCAGTTTCTCTTCTTAATCTCATTATTAGATTCCTCCTTAAAAATATAATTACTCAGACTTCAATGTGATTGCTGAATATGGCTTAACAAGTGCACCTGATGCACGAGTCTCAATAAGATACTTCATCTGGTTGTAATCAATATCAAAGTCATCAAACATATTGATTGCTCCGCCCTTATCAGCACCTAAGTTATAGTCTGAAAGGTTTACAATAATACCATAAATATTAGATGGAAGAACTGGTACCTCTACAATCTTCTTAACACGAAGTTTTGTTGCAAGCTCTTCAACTGACTTATAAAGTGTGTGACCAATTGTGTCTTCCATAAGAAGAAGGTCTGCAAGAAGGTCTTCCTGAATATAAAGTGTTGGTGAACCTGAACCTCTATAATCCTTACGAGCCTTGATTGCTGCTGAAATAAATGCATGTTCTACAGACTCCCCAGACTCTGGTGTAACAACCTTCTGAATTGTATAAAGTTCAGCATCTGTTGCAACTGGTCTAATGTGGTCTTCAGAAATCTTATCATCATCTGATGAAAGTCTTCCATCACCTACAAGAATTGCTCTAGCAATTTCCTCGTCAAGCATAAGTCTCATTTCACCCTTAATCCAAGCTACTACATCGAAATCCGTAATATCAATTACATCATCTCTATCCATCTTCTGCTTCTTGTAAATAGTAGTAGGTGTTGTTGTTCTCTTAAGCAATGAGAATACTTCTTCCTTCTTAAGCTTACCCTTCATATAACCTTTAGCTCTAGCTTCATCTGCTGTAATATCCGCAAATGTTGACTTAATTCTAGAGAATGGTGAACGATGTACACTATCCATTACATCTGATACCCAATCAGTCTTTCTCTTAATAAACTCTGGTGTTGGGTTAAGGTTAGTTGCCTCTGGGAAAAGGTAATCGATGTTTGTAATACCATACTCATCAGCGTGAGCAAGGAATGATTCCTTAAGTGTTCCATGTGTCTTTGCATCACCAAGGATTACTCCTAAACCTTCTGCATGCATAAGTTCATCACCATTATTGTACTCTGTATCAAAAATATTATGCTTCAATGTTTCATCCTCCTCATTAAATGAATGCTTTACTGATTTACTTGCTTCTTCCTGTGCCATACCAACTAAGGCATAAACAAGCTGTTTCTGTTCCTCTGTAAGAGTATTAAAAATATCTTCTACAGTTTTATTATTTTCATCTGCATGTTCAAATCCGTAATCAGCATTATTAAATCCACTGAAATCGAATTCTTCAAATAATGTGTCGTCCATATTTTCTCCTTCCGTATCTGAATGTTTCAGATTTTTGTTTTTAAATC